GGTAAAGTAAGAGTATTCGCCATTGCAGATTATTGGACGCAGTCTTTTATGAGACCACTCCATAATTGGGCATTTGATATTTTACGTCAAATCCCGCAAGACGGTACTTTTGACCACCGAGCGAAAGCGAAGGAGGTTGGTAATCGGTTAAAAGAGACAGGTAACCCTGCTTACTCACTAGATTTATCTGCAGCTACTGATCGGTTCCCTGTACTGATCCAGGAGTCAATCCTAGGTCATGTATTTGGAAAATCGTTTGCTAGTCTGTGGAAATCTGTCTTAGTAGATCGTAATTATTTCCTTAAAAAGGAAAACCAGTCGTACAAGTATGCTGTAGGGCAACCTATGGGTGCTTTATCTTCTTGGTCTGTATTTGCTCTTTCGCATCACTTTGTGGTGCAATGGGCTCATTATAGAACAGGGGGAGATAGCTGGTTTCACGATTATGCCATCATTGGTGATGACGTAGTAATTATGAATACCAAGGTGGCCGAACAGTATTTGGTAATACTGAATCATTTAGGTGTTGGAGTATCAATGCATAAATCTTTAACTTCCAAAACCGGAGTATTTGAGTTTGCAAAACAAATTCATTACAAAGGAATGAACCTGAGTGCAATCAATCCTAATGAGGCCATTAAGGCCTTTAAGGATGATGCGTTTATGGTATCATGGATCGAAGATTTAGAGCAGCGAGAATTCCAGCCTGATTTTATTAGTGTTGCTAGATCAACTCTTCGGTTTTCTAGACATGGTGCGGTTTCCCCCTTCCGAAAGGTCGGAGGTATGCCGTACTGGTCGAGACGAATAGTGATAGCACTTACTTCTCCTTTTGGACCATTCCCTGTGAAAGCCGATAAGTGGATAAATATTAATAATTATTCACTTATCGACCTTGCATCTTCACTCATACCGAGAAATCGGTTTGGGTCTAAGTTTGCAGGTGATTCCAGAGTAGCTAATGCTAATCTGAAATTGATAACACAGGAATGGGACCAATTCTGTCGCCACAACTTGTCAACCTTTATTAGAGGTTTAGAGTCGGCATCCCAGCTTACGCTAGGGTTCCTGGAACAGACTTGGTTCGAGAAGTTATTAGGATGGGCTTATATGACCTTTATGACGCCGTTCCCATTAGTTATGGGTTCGTTACGTCTTAAGGATCGTATGTTTTATCCGAAACTAGAGCGATCTAGATTTGGCTATGGTAGCCCCGCTTGGCCTCAAAGCTTGTTTGACTTATCATTCCCTTTATCGGAAACGGCAAAGGCTTATAGAGATTTCAAACGGTCGATTGATTTGTATCGATTCTCTAGACAGATAGCATTCTCGTTACCAACAGAGAATTCTTTCTCGGTTCACCAGGGATTCGGTTATCAAAACCCAGTAATGGGTGGTGCTTTAACTCCTTTTGGAGATGAAATACCTAAAAATGATGACATGAATACCTTAGAGTATATTCATGACTTAATGTCACGGAATAGGACTCAGTGGTGGAACGAGTGGAAGTATCTGTACGGTTGTACGATGCTTGCTATTTCGGTAGTTCCGGG